AATGGTTTATAACGAAAAATAAAGGAACTCAAAATGAAAAAACGGTTTTTAATGTACCTGCTAATGATATTTGTGCTAGTATTTATTATTGCAGCTTCGTATCCAGTGAAACACAAAGATAACTTTTATTACTGGCACAATACAGCAGTTGACAGCAACTCTGTTCTTCTAGGCAGTATGTTTAAAACTCTAAATGCCATAGCTGTCTCTCCGACTGGAACAGACGTTGAGTTTGACATAACTATATATCTAGACCCTCCTGAGCTTGGTGAAGTCGCTGATTCTAATCAGATTACCATAGCTACAATAGCTGACGTTAATGCTCTTGCCGGTAACTTCTTATATGTACTTCCAAGTGCCGACTCTTCCGCTAATGTTTTTGGTGGTATTCCCGTCTGTGGTGAGGTATACATTGGTATTACAGATGCCAACTCAACTACTCTTACAGATATAAAGGTCTGGCTTATACATGACTGATTTCACACCCAAACAATTAGCGTCTGAAGATTGCGGATATTGGGCTACTTTGAATAATATTAAGTTACAAGCCTCTGTATTTTCATTCAAGAACCACGAGTACCAGATAGAGCCTATGAGTTCTACTGCTAGGCGTAGATGTTATATGAAGGATACTCAGGGAGGCTGGAGTGAGTTAGAGGTTCTGCGGTCATTGTGGGGCATGATACACGGTCACTTCCCTATGGGTGTACTGTATATGTTTCCTACTACAGATGACGTTGGCGAGTTTAGTAAGAGTAGATTTAATCCTTTGATTTTCGCTAATAGAAGTTCGATAGGCAGATTTGTTAAGAAAACCGATACCGCTTCCCTGAAGAAGATACACGATTCTTTCCTGTATCTGCGTGGTGCTAGGCTTAGTCAGAAGATTTCAAATCAGGACGAGAGTTCTAAGATGCGAGGTATTCCTGTCGACTCTGTGAAGTTTGACGAAGTTGATATGATGAGCGATGAGGTTATCGCAAAGGCTAGGGGCAGGATGGGGCACTCTTCGGTTAAAGAAGAAGTGTTCATATCTAATCCTTTAGTGCCGGGCGAAGGTATTGATAAGATATTTTCTACTTCAGACCAGAGACACTGGTTCAGAAAGTGCAGTTGCGGTCATTGGACTTGTGCAGAATTGAGTTTTCCTGAATGTGTTAAACTGCGTTCTGACGGTTCAGGTTATATCGGTTGTGACAAGTGCGGAAAAGAGTTGCCTATATATGCAGGTAAAGGTACTTCCGAGTGGGTTGTATCGTTTAAAGAGAACTCTGACTTCATGCACGGGTATCGGCATTCACAATTAACAAGTGTTTATAATGACCCTGCCGAAATACTAAAAGAATACAACGACCCGCCAGAAGGAAACTTGGCTGATGTCTACAGATTAAAACTTGGGCTTCCCTACGTTGCCGCTGAAGATAGACTGACTGAAGCACAGGTATATGCGTGTTGTTGTGATGAGATTGAGTCTTATTCACATACAGGGCCTTGTGCTATGGGTGTAGATGTAGGAAAGATAAAGCACATAGTAATTGGTTACAAGTTAAATAATAAGCAATATAAGATTGTAAAAACGGCACGTCTCTCCGAATGGGACGACATAATGGATTTGGCTAAGAAATTCAATGTCAAAAGTGCCGTAATTGATATAAGACCATACGAGGATTCTGCAAGAGAATTTCAGAAGGCTGCGAAATTTAAAACCTTCTTGTGTGACTACAAAGAGAATATGTCTGGTAGTCCTAATTACAACGACAATACTGGCTTAGTCTCTGTAGGAAGAACTGAGATACTTGACGCTACTCACAGGCTTGTAACAGAAGCAGGTACACTTACTATACCTAGATATTGTCCTAATATAAAAGAGTTTGCAAGGCAGTTATGTGACCCGTACAAATGGCTTGACGTTAATAAAAAGACAGGTATAGGTGTCTACAGGTACAAAGGAACTAACGACCACTTCCGTCATGCACTGAACTATTTTCTGTTAGCTGCACGACCAACTAGGGTAGCTAGTATTAGGGCTATAACAAATCGTTCTTATAAGGCCAATAATCATGGTTAAGCGGATAAGATGTTCTACTATACTTGAACACTTGAAAGATAACTTTATAGAGGACTGTGGATATGATAAGGACGTTATTCTAAAAGAAGTACGAACTAGAATGGATAACTATCCAGACGAAACCTTTGTCTGTGTTGGTTATAATGATGAGAAGATAGTTGCGTTCCTGATAGCATGGCAGTTGAGAGAGTACGCATGGCTGGACCAGACTTGGAGTATTGACAAAGAAGCGTCAAAAGAAGGAATGGAGTTATTTGAGAGTTGGTGCAGAGGAAAGAAGCTATTGAAAATACGTGCAGAAACAGAGAGAAGTCAGAAGGTTCTTGAACGAGTATGGGGATTTAAACCGCACAGCGTTATAATGGAAAAAATGATATGATTATAGAATACTTTCAATATGATTTCGATAGACCGTTCCTAAGATTCAAAGGCGGAGGTTCACCGCCTCCACCGCCACCACCACCTGCAACTCCCGAAGCACCTGAGGAGGTTGGCGATACCGAGAGAAAAAGAGCGGCTAGAAGAAAAGGTCGAAAGCAGACTTTTTTAACTGGAGACTTGATTCCTGAGACAGAACAGAAAACATTACTTGGCGGTAACTAATGAAAGCTGAACAATATATAAAACTATATGAGCGAGCAGAAGCAGAGGCAGTTAATTATAAAAACCTCTGCCAGAATACTGCCGACCTTATAAGCCCCAGAGACAACAACATAGTAACAACTACAACTCAGGGCGAAGAAAAGACTGTAGATTTAATCGACCCGACAGGTCAGATGGCATCTATGGAAATGGTTGCCGGTCTATCAATCAACCTGTTTCCTCCCGGACAGAAGTTCTACAATCTTGTAATGTCTGACAGGAGATTAAATGAACTCGATTCAGTTAAAAGAGCCTTGGGACAGATAACCGAGATTTCACACGAGGCAAGAGTTGCGTCTAATTTCACAGACCAGTCTTCTGAGGTTCTAAAGTCGCTGGTAAACTTTGGTACGGGTAATATGTACTCTGAGTATAAGCCCGGAATGGGTCTAAACTACAAGGCGTGGGATATTAGCAAGTACCTCATAAAAGAAAATTCCAGAAATATAATAGATACAATGCTCATTAAGTTCCAGTGGTCTGCTCGTCAGGCGTATCAGGAATGGGGAGAAGATGTAGGTGAGGTTGTACTTGCAAGTTATAATAACGAAAACAACAGAGATAAGATGTACTCATTCATTTGGGTAGTAAGGCCGAGAGAAGAAAGAGATAGAACTCTTAAAAATAATGGTAACTGGGCATTTGAGTCTGTGTTCGTAAATATGTCAGATAAGCTTATCGTTGAAGAGGGTGGCTATAAGAGTTTTCCATTCTTCGTTCCTAGATGGGATATTGCAGGAGATGAGGTTTGGGGCAGAGGGCCGGGAACTTTCTCGCTTCCGTCTGTAAGAAGTTTACAGAAGATGAAGTCAGACCTTATAGAATGCGGTCAAAAACATAATAATCCAGCTCGTGAAATAATAGATACATTTGAAGGTGAAGTAAGAGTGTTCTCTGGTGCAAATAACTATGTTACAGAGAGAGGTACTATTTCTGCGATAGACCAAGGTGTTAGAGGCAATTTCCCCATCACAGAAAAAACTCTTGAGATGGAACAAGATATTGTAAAGAAGATGTTCTTTAGTCATGTCTTTGCTCCATTTAGAGATTTAAAAGGTGACAGGAGAACTACACTTGAGATAAGAGAGAGAAGAAACGAAGCGATGCAGGGCCTTGGAACTCCTATTGGAAGAATACAAAATAGCTGGCTAGACCCAATGGTCAGGCGTGATATTGAACTTCTATTCCAAAACGGTGTGTTCAAAGATATTGAAATTCCTCCTGAGATGCAGGGTCAGACTTTTGAAATAGAATATATCGGATGGCTGGCAATGCAGTTGAAATCTCAACAGGCAAAAGGCGGTCAGCAATGGATAGGTATAGGAGCAGAGATAGAACAGATAAAACCGGGTACTCTCGACAACGTAGATATAGACAGTGCCTATAGAAGAATAGGAGAGACTCTTGGCGTTTCCGTTCAGGACATGACATCTATAGAGGAACGTGAGGCGATTAGGCAGCAAAGGGCTGAGGCGGCCAAAGCACAACAACAGGCAGAACTTCTTGCAGGTACTGCTCAGGCTTATGGTCAGACAAATAAAGCACCAGAAGAAGGTTCTGCTGCACAGAAAATGATGGAGGCAATGACTGGTTAATATGCAATATTCAATAACAAAAGAAGAAGCCCATAAGATATGCCAGAAAGCTTTAAGAGATAAGGCTATAAGTATGGGTCTTGACGGTGATAAAGAAATCCTCATGTCAAGGTGGCATCTGGATACAACAAGAAACCGCATGAATTTTATAGGAACTCAAAATGACATTGATACCGAAGAAAAAGAAACCGCCAGTAGAAGCGAAACCAGAAGTGAAACCAGAAGTGACACAAGAAGAGACACCGGTAAAAAAGAAAAAGGCTAAAGATTATTCATGGCAGAAATAGACAACACAGCTTTAGCATATCAGAAGTGTTTCGATACTGAAGATGGCAAGATAGTTCTCGAAAGACTATCTGTACTATGCCATGAGGATAGGGCAACTTACTGCGATATGAACCCTAACGGTTCGGCATACAATGAAGGAAAGCGGTGTGTAATGTTACATATACGCTCTATGTTGAAAAGAAATATAAACGAAGTTAAACAAAAGGAATCAAATAATGGCTGATGAGACAACTGACGTTACTGAGCCTGTAGAGCCAGTAGCACAACCAACCTCATATATTGGCGAAGATGGAACATTCAAGGACGGTTGGAGAGAAGCATATCTGGAAGAAGGAGATAGAAACGAGAGAGTATTTGAAAGAGCTACTGGAATTAAAGGTGTTCTAAAATCTCTAGCAAGTGCAGAAAGAATGATAGGAAAAAACAAAGTGGCAATACCATCTGCTGAATCAGGCGATGGTGAATGGGAAGCATACTACAAAGCAGGAGGAAGGCCTGACACTGCTGATGCCTATGTTCTTGAGAAACCAGAAGATTTACCTGACAAATACTGGAACGAGGACTTTGCCAATAAAGCAAAGGAAACTTTCCTAAAGGCAGGTCTTAACCAGAAACAGATAGACCTTATTCAAAAGCTTGATTACGAGAGAAGTTTAGCTGAGATGGAACAGGCACAACAGAATCAGCAGGCACTTGAAGCGAAATATGAAGAAGATAAAAATGCCTTAGTTAAAGAATGGGGCAATGCCTTTGAGCAGAAGATTCATATTGGAAATATTGCTGTTAATGAAGGCGCAAATAACGATGAAGAATTAAAACAGAGAGTAGTTGAGAAATTCGGAGGCGACCCTGA